CTAAACCCGAGGCAGCACCATCATTAGATAAGTTAAGTTTTGGTAAAGCATTTAACAAATCTAGGCGTGAACATGGTGGTCCGGGTGGTATGTTTACTTGGAAAGGTAAAAAGTACCAAACAAATATTAAAGGTGAAGACTATGTGAAGAATCCAAAATCAGTTTGGAAGAGTAATTCTGATGACAATGATCTAACAGAAGTAAGAGCAACTGGAGGCAAGGTAACTAATAAATCAAGAATTAAGTCTACTATCAGAATGACTAGTGGTGGTGGTGTTGGTACTAAGCTTATAGATGATATTTATAATGCCTAAAGTTGGGTCTAAACATTTTTCATATAGTAAGAAGGGTAAAGCCGCTGCTAAAAAGTATGCTAAAAAGAAAAAGAAAAAAGTAGTTTATAAAAAGAAAAGGAAATAGGTAAGAGCAATGGCTGTATCAGGTACATATAACTTTAATCTAGATATAGATGAGGTTATTCAGGAAGCTACTGAAATGATTGGTGGCGAGGATACGCTTGGTCATGAGCCAGCCTCTGCCAGACGATCCATTAATCTAATGCTTAAAGATTGGCAGAACAGGGGCATTCTTCTCTGGTCTACCAGTACAACAGCTATAACAGTTGCGGCTTCAACAACTGCATATGATTTAAGTAGCAGTACGATTAATGCTCTGGAAGTTGTTATCAGCAGAGACAACACAGATATTAAACTAACTCGTATTACCCCAGAAGAATATATGATTATACCTGCCAAGACTCAAACTGGTAGACCTAGCCAGTATAGTATTCGCAGGGGCAGAGACAATCCTGTAATGTCGGTGTGGCCTATTCCAGAAAATTCCACTGATGTTATAAAAATAGAAATTGTAAAAGAATTACAGGATGTAAATAAATCTGCCATCCAGAATGCAGATCTTCCTAAAAGATTCTTACCTCCTCTTACTTGCGGTCTGGCTTATTTCATGTCAATGAAAAGACCTGGGGTTGCGGAAGGAAGGATTGCGATGTTAAAAACAAACTATGAGGAAATGTTGGCTAGGGCAATGGAAGAAGATAGAGAAAGAGCCAGTATTTATCTTTTGCCAAGACTGACATTTTATAATTAATGGCAACTCAAAAAAATTCTTTAGCTGCCTGTGATACATGCGGGTTTGTGTATCCTCATAGAGTAATGAAACTTAATAGTTATGGGTTGTTGGTATGTCCACAGGATTATGAGGGGCAGTATGATTTAAAAAACCATCCACAAAACAAAGTACCGAATGTAAAAGACAATCCTGCCATTAGAAATCCAAGACCAGATGATGGTGGCAGGGGAGTTAAGTGGAATGAAACAGCTACTTGGATTACAATTAATCCAACTACTTTAGTAGAAACAGGGCATACTACACAATGGGATGATGCCAATAAAAGTTGGGATTTAATATGACAGATATAACCGGAAAATTAATATCAAATACTTATAAACAAGTACTTCTTGTTAGTTCATCCGCTTCAAACACTGGAGTGAGTACTTCTCTTAAAGCAGTACAGACAGGAGAAGGAACTAATACGGCTCTGGATGTTGCTACAGATTCTATTAAAATTAGAGGACTGTTACATGTTACAGGTAGAGCATCTGTTGATGGTAATATAGCTTCTCAAGAAAGAGTATGTGCTTCTGGATTTTATGGTGATGGCTCTAATATAACAGGAATCACTGCTTCTGTAGGCGGTGATATATCTGTTAGTAGTATAACTGTTGCCGATACTGGTAATTTTGGTGGTAATGTTGAAATTAAAGGTGCTGCTTCTGTTAGTGGGAATATAGATACTGCTGGTAATATTTCTGTTGGGGGTACAGCCACAATTACAGGAGCTACCCATCTTAAATCAACTCTTTCTGTTTCCGGTGCTGGTGTATTTAAAAGTGGACTATCTGTAACTGGATCAATTAATGCCAGTGAAAATGTTTCTGTAGGTGGAACCTTCCTAGCTACTGGTGCCGGTACATTCAGTGCAAAGACAGAATTTAAGAGTGATGTGTCGGTTAGTGGCAGACTAGATGCAGCGGCATCTGTGTGTATAGGTGGTGTTCTTGATGTGGTAGGTACTGCCAATTTCTATGGTGATGTTTCGGTAAGTGGAAAGGTATGTGCTGCTTATTTTTATGGTGATGGTTCTAATCTTTCCAATGTTGAGGCTGAGTTAGGAATTACCACAAATATTTCAGTATCAGGATTTATAAATGTTGGAGGAAATGTTTCTGTTAGTGGTTCATTTAATGTTATAGGTGCTGCTACATTTAAGGACGATGTATCTGTATCTGGTAATTCAAACTTTGGCGGTAATGTTTCTATTGGCGGTACTTCTCAAATAACAGGAAATGCAAACTTTGATGGAGATGTCTCAGTTAGTGGTAATGTTTCTATAGGTACAAACTTGTATGTTGGTGGAACTGCCTCTATTGCAGGTAATACTACAATGACAGGTAATCTAGGTGTTGGGGGAACTCTGGATGTGGTGGGTAACACCAGCCTTGGTGGAAATGTAACTATTAGTGGAGATGTCCATGTAAGTAGTAAGGTATGTGCATCTGCATTCTATGGTGATGGAGCCAATCTGACTAATGTTCCTATGAATATTACAGGAAATATTTCAGTAACAAATCTTACAGTTGGTGGCAATCTCCATGTTAGCGGTACAACTACTGTAATCGGTGCAGCTATCTTTAATAGTACCGTAACTGTTTCAGGATCTGGGACGTTTAAGAGTGCTTTATCTGTGAGTGGTAATATAGACACAGCAGGTAATGTATCTGTAGGTACAAACCTATATGTGGGCGGCACAGTCACGATTGCAGGTAATACTACTATGACCGGAGATCTGGGTGTAGGCGGTACTTTCAGGGTAAGTACAAATGCTTCTGTGGGAGGTACTTTGGATGTTGCCGGTAATACTAGTCTGGGCGGCAATGTATCTATCAAAGGAGATGTTCATGTAAGTAGTAAGGTATGTGCTTCTGCATTTTATGGTGATGGTTCAAATATCACAGGTATCCCAATTAGTGGGAATATCTCAGTAGGTAATGCTACCGTAGCTGGTAATCTCTATGTGAGTGGAACCACAAGTATCACAGGGGCTGCTGTTCTTAAATCTACAGCAACTGTATCAGGTAATGTAGGATTTCTTGGAACAGCTAGAGTTTCTGGGGCTACTTCTCTTGAGGGTGCTGTAGTAATGACAGATACTGTCACTATTACTGGTAACTCAGGTTTTCTAGGAACTCTTAGAGTAAGTGCAGCCACAAGTCTTGAAGGTGCGGTGGTAATGTCAGGTACAGCCACAGTATCAGGCAATGCCGGTTTCCTTGGTACTATGCGGGTAAGCGGTAATACTTCAATAGGCGGTACTCTAGATGTTGCGGGTAATACCAGCCTGGGAGGTAACGTAACTATCAAAGGTGATGTGCATGTGAGCAGCAAAGTATGCGCCAGTGCATTTTATGGTGATGGCTCTAATATAACAGGCATAGCTGTTGCGGGTAATATTTCTGTAGGCAATGCCACAGTGGGAGGAAATCTCTATGTAGCCGGTACAGCTACAGTATCAGGCAATGCTGCGTTTAATGGACAGATAGCTCTATCTAAATCAGCAGCAGCCTCTATACATACTACGGCTATTGATGGGGTAGCTTCCGTATCACTTAATTTTGGGTCAGGACAGAACTTTTTAACTACGGTTACAGCAGCCCATACAATGGCAAGACCTACAAATTGTAGGATTGGGCAGACAGGAAGTGTTTTCTTTGTACAGTCTGGTGGCAGTGGAACTCTGTCTTGGAATGCTTGCTGGAAATTCCCAGCCGGTACTGATCCTACCTTCTCTACATCCAATGGGGCTGTGGATAGACTAGATTATATTATCGCTTCTATTTCCAGCGATGACACAGGTGAAAATATACAAGCAATTTTATCACAGGAATATAGTTAATGTTTAGTAATAATTTATTAATGGCAGCAGCTTCGGCATCAGGTACTGGCGGCTACTCAGTCTCCAACTCAGTGCGGCTGAATGATGATGACGCTGCTCATA